CCAGTTTAGCCCCGTATCCGCCTGCAAGTTTAGCCCAGTTTCCGCCTGCCAGTGTAGCGTTGTCTACGACATTTTCTTTTTCTGAAACATTATCAACTTCTTCTTTAATCTGCCGATAGGTTACGTCAAAACTTGCCTTAATAAATTCTACTAAAGACAGCCTTGCGCCGATTTTTAGTTTCTTTGTGCAATATTTCTTCTCGTCATTTGTAAGAGTTTCGTCCATTGCCTCTACTTCCGAAAATTCGCACATTTCGCCGTTATTATCAATTAACGGATAATAGTCAAGTACGTCCATAGGATTTTTGCAGAAGTGCATGCCGTTCACGCAAATATTAGCTTCGCTTTCTTCAAAAATCGTGTTCTCTGCGTACTGCTTATCTTTGCAAATAAGCCCCTTGCGAAAACCTTTATATCCTTTCATTCCCATTTTTCAAACCTCCACTTTGCATACATTTAATTTTTCATCATCTGTCCTGCGAATAACAATTAACTGGCGGCTTACATCTGGAATCCTGTTTTCGTCCAATGATTCTGTATCGTCAATCCAAATCGGCAGCTTGATTCCGTTCATGTCCTGCAATCCTTTTAACAAGAAAATTTCCGCAAGAATTCTGTCTCCGTGATTCAATCCATTAAAGTAATCAACGCCGTTAACATTGATTCTCAAAGTTTCCTTAATATCTCCGTTCAATGTTTCTTCGCTCATTTTGATTTTGATAAACTCAAATTTTCTGTTTACCATATCTTCCAAAGCTGCGTTTTTGGCAATGCTGAAATCCTGCAACATATCAATCCGGCGTTCAACATCCGTTGCTTTCTGTGCCTGTTCCTTTACGGATTCTTTCAACAATTCAATTCGTTTTTCTGTATTTTCGGTATCTCTGATAATAACTTTGATTTCAGATTCTTTCTGCGAAAGGTCAGCCTTATAGTTACTGATCCTCTCCGTTACCTGCCGCCATAAATCAGTTGATTCAAAAAGTTTAGAGGATTCTTCCTCTGCTTCTTTAAGCCGTTTTTCAAGCGTTTTATATTCTTCCGTTTTCTCAAAGCCGATAGAAAGCAATTTTTCCAAATTAATCTCCAAAGACTTTCTTATTTCTCTTTTATCAAAAACCTTTTCAGCCCATTCATTTGATTTTTTATTAAAATCTAAATATGTATCAGTTTCTGCTTTGATTGCGGATTCAAGAATATCAACCTTGTCTTTAAGTTCACATAAAGTATCTTCTTTTTCCTTGTATAATTTTTCTTTTACAACCTCTATTTCTTCTGAATTGAACCCCCTGCCACATTTAGGGCAAATATAGTCATTTCCGTACTGCACCGCGTCCATGATAGAATGGCAGTTCTTCAATTCAGTGCATTTCGATTTTAATGAAGAAATCTCTCCAAAAACTTTCTCAGATGATTCGTTGTATTTTTTAACTTTTTCCGAAAAGTTATCAATATCCGCATCGATAGCCACTATAGATTTTTTCAGAGTTTCGATTTTCTCGTTTTTTGCTTTCTTTTGCTCGTCCTCAATGGCTGACATCTTCTTTTTCAAGTCATCAACCAGACCGACAAGATATGTATATCTGTCTATAGAAATATTCAGCGTTTCTTTCAGATTCTCCATACTATCAATGTTTCCGATAATAACCGCTTTCTCGGATTCCAATTTCTGCAAATCAGAATCGTCCGACCTGTCAAGTCTTCGCTGCTCGTAGTCCAATTCAACATTCAGCCTGTCCAGTTCTCCGTTTTCGACAGAAAGGCGTTTTTTTAGTTGCTTCAATGCGTCCTCTGTTTTCTTTCCTGCGGTCATTTCGTAAACGCTTTGATATTCTGCATTTTCTCTGCAAAAACGCTCCACATCGAACCCAGAAAGACCTTCAATGGCTTTTCTTGCATCCGCAGTCGATTTTTTCAAGGTCGACAAAAATACAGACGCATTAGAACACATTGCCACCGTTTCTGTCGGTGCGATACTGGCTAAAAAATCGTTCGCTTCCGCAGTTTTCGCAGACACGCCATCAAGCATATAAACAGTTTCATTCCCGATAAAAACACCCTTGCGATACTTTCTTTTAGTCACTTTTCTGATTTCGCGTTCAGTTCCATTTATTTCCAACGTAACCGCTCTTTCGATTTCCTTGACAGGCTTTTCTTCTCCGTTCTCATCCACAGGGCAAATATTGTTCGGTGCGGCACCGTTCGCAAATTTCCCTGTCATAACATCAAAGTAGGCGTTCATTAGTGTAGACTTGCCGCAACGGTTTTTACCTCTGATTTCCGTTTTTTCGGAAAAGTCAACCTCCACATTTTCAGCACCCATATAGTTTTTAAGGCTGATTTTTTTCAATAACACTTCCGTCAATCACTCCACATCCTTTCTATACATTCGCTACAACCTACGATTTCTCCGTCATCCCTTTTATAAAGGTATTCGTATTGCGTTTCTTGGCAGCGCGGACATTCTTCCTGCTCTTTTTCGCAGTATCCGCAGCTGTCGCATTCAGTCTTTATCCCTGTCCTGCATGGGTAAGCCATCATCATCACCGCCAGCAAGCATAGCCAAGATTTGTTTGGCATCCACAAATTTATCTGTTTTCAGATACGCAATAACAGCCTTCACCCTGCCGTTCAACTCCCAAAGTTCCTGCAACTCATTCTCTGGTGTCAATTCTCTGCCGTTTTTCATTCTCTCTTTCCTCCCTTTTTCGTCTTTTATATTTTTTTGAGTATTCTTTCTTGTAGGCATCGACCTTCTCTTTATTGCTCTCTTGATAAGCGCGCACGCTTGCTATGTATCTATCTCTGTTCTTTCGGTAACGCTCCCTAGCCTTTTCGCGAATCTTCTCTTTGTTTTTCTCGTAATAGCTTTTCTGGTATGCTTTGGCATATTCTTTGCGTTCTGAATAATACTTTCTGAGATATTCTTTTTTTCTCAAGCCTGTTTTGCTTCTCGTAATCCCTGCAATTCCGTTGATTTCAGCGTCCGTCACATACTCCTTTCGCGAAAAATCATCACAGATGCAATCTGGGTGCGGACATTCAAAACAGTTAAAATTGCATACAGGCTTTTTCATTTTTCCTGTCCTCCGTAGAACAAACTGCCGATTGCGATTGCAATCATAATGCTGCTTGCGAGATAAAACATTATTCGCCCGTCAGCATTTTCCAGAACAAACACCATGACACAAAGAGAAAGAAACGTTCCAAGAAACATAGCTGCCCACCGCAGCAGACCACGACGGATGTAAAACGCAGTCCGTTTCCAATTTCTCATAGCCTCACCACTTCCCCATCACTTTCAAAGAACTGACTGTAGCGGAAACTCTCTGTGTATCCTCCATTAAAAATCGCAGTAAAAATATGTGGATAAAGACCTGTTACCGTTCCCGTTCTTCTTTTTCGCAGGACGTTCGCTCCATGCCTATCCTTGCCGAACTCAAGCACCTTAACCTTCTTGCCTACAAACAGTTTCTTTTGCGCTGTTTCTCTGATTTGTTCGATTTTCATGTTTTGCACCCCTACCTTTGCTACACTCCGGGCAATAATAGCCCTTTCTGGTATCCTGCGTTGCGGCAATGTTCCAAACCTTACCACAGACATTGCAGGCTACTACTCTTTTATTTGTTGGCGTTCTACGCGGCAACCCGATTGACATTTCCTATCCCCGCCCTTCTTATTTCTTCTGGTTAAAAAAGGCATACAGGAAAATCAGAATCATTTCTGATGCGATTGTCACGAAAACGCCTGCTACAAATGGATTTACATACATCTTCAACACCTCGCTAACAGACTGCATATTTCAGAATTGTGCAAATAAGCCATAAAACAGTCCAAAATCCCAATTCTTTGCTTTCGTTTTCAATGCAACTTAATATACACATTGCAAAAAGCGAAAATTGCAATACAATTAAAATGATTTTTATTACAATCATTCCTTTTCCTCCGCATCTTCTTTTTTCCGCTCTGCCATGCTCTCAACTTTGCCGAGGATATAGCCCTTATCAAAATCGGACATCTGCGGAATTGCTTCTTTCAGCTTTTCTACTACCTGTTTTTCCTTTTCGCTCATTTCCTGCACCTCCTTCCTTAAATTTTCTTCCCATTATCGTCAACCGCATAAAGCTCGATAATATGAGGTTCTCCGTCAATAAAATCTACAACCGCAGCAACATGAAAATCGTTTCCAAAGTGCAGCGTGATAACACTTGCGGTTCCACCATCGCTACATTCCGCTGTTTGCTCATGAGCTTCTGCAAACCGAAATCCTATTGAAACATCAAATTCATTTAATTTATCAATGTTCATCTTTCTTTCTCCCTTCTATGCGCAATATTTAATTTCGTACTCGGAGACAATTTTTGAAAAAATCTCCCGAAGTTTCTTGTCTCCCTCAATCACATCAATTTTTCTGATACTATTGATTGCGGTTTTGGTCGCACCAGAATTTCCCATCCTCTGCTTCATGTTTCTAAGCCTTGTGCCTAAGTCGCATCCGGCTCTTTGTTCCAATTCTGAATACAGTTGGGTATTCAATGTTTGAAAATCAATTTTGGAACTAAACTGAACACGTTTAATTTTTCTGTTAATCTCAATCCGCCAATTATCCAGTACAGGTTTAACAGCTTCCTTAATTGTTTCTGTAGTTTCAACCGCCTTTTTCGCTGTTTCATTCGCAAGTGCAATCTGCCTGTCTCGCTCTTTATCTTCCAACTCTTTATTAGCGATGCTTTGCGCCAGCTTTAAGATAAGCTGCGTTTCCGGCGATAATTCCTCATTGACAAGCCGTCTTGTCTTAAAATATCCGTTCACAAGCTGTCTTTGAACCGTCCATGCCAAATCGTCCGTAAATGACTTGACTAACATCAAATATCCCTGTTCTGTTAGCAGAATTTTGTTTGTAAAATCATTGTCGGATATAGGAAACATGCGGCTTGTACGAATTTCGTCCGCACTAACAACGAAATAATCTTCTCCATCAATAAATCTGTTTCTGTTAGAATTAAAATTTCTTCTCGCCGTTCCCTCAGGTCTTTCATGGACCATATCAACATCTTTCAATGTTACAACTCTTTGTCCTCGATATTCCTTTACCGAAATATCAGTATTTTGGATATGAACCAAATCGTTCATTGCACCATTCCTTTCTGTGTTATAATTTCCTTATCATTTGATAAGGGGGTGAATTTATGGCAAAATGTCCATTGAACAATTTTTCATCATGCCAAAACGATTGCGCTTGGTATCTTCCTAAATCGCAGTGCTGCTCTGTGGCAAAACTGGCAAAATTAAACAGCATTGATGCAATTTCGGAATTAAAAGCAATCCAGAGAAATCTTTCAAGTATCGAAGAACGAATCAATCGTTGATTCTAATCAAAATCGTATTTGCGATTCTGTCGATTTCTCCCGCAATACGGATTTTCACATGAACATCCTGTGTCTTTTTGCCTTCCTCTTCCAACTCTTTCATCTGTCGGAAGAGGATTTCTTTTACATCTAAATCGAATTTTCTTTCTTCCATCTCCTCACCTCCTTATTTCGTTTGCAATATCATAATAACGCAAATGCGTTATGAAGTCAAGAAAACATTATTGCATTTGCAATATTCTTGTGTTATTATATTACAAGAAAGGAGGTGTCTACATTGAATGGTGTAAATGAGCGCGTGAAAAAATTAAGGCTATTCCTTGAAATGAATCAAAGTGATTTCGGTAAGAAAATAGGAGTAGCACAGACTTATTTATCTCAAATTGAAAAAGGAGATAGACCAGTAACAGATAAGATTTTCAAAATAATTTGTTTGGAATCTTGGAACGGAAAGTTTGTAAATGAGGATTGGCTCAGAGATGGGATTGACGAAATGTTTGTAAAATCTAAAGATGAGCAGATTTCTGAAATGCTTGGCGAAATCCAAAGAAACGGAAAAGATAGTTTCAAGCGCAGGCTCGTGTCTGCACTGGCTAAGCTGAATGAATCAGATTGGGAAGTTTTGGAAAAACTTGTTGATTCTATCGGAAAAGAGTAATAAAAAAAGTCAATGGAAATGCGCAATCCATTGACTTTCTCTTTTTTATCATCCTAACAGTGCTCTGAGATATGCACGAATCGCCCTCAGGCGGCGCACATCATCAAATTTAGATATTAAATCGATAATTTCTTCACGAAATTGGCTCATTTTATCCGTACATTCTTCATTTCTTAACATAATTTATACGCCCTTTCTACATTTTCGACATTTTTAGCTATAGACTTTTTATTTTCAAGGTTTACAATAGATATTAGGCGGCGAGAACGCCAATCCAAACGCCGCCCAATAACCAGAACTGCGGTGTACCTGTTTTTTAGGTACAAGCTAATTATACCAGAAGGGAGAAGGATTCCATTGCAGTTGACTACCAAACATTCAGCAAAACTTTCCATTCGACTACAAAATAGAAAGGTGTGTGAATTATGGGGTAAAACCGGGGCAATGTATATCGAATCTTAAATCCGAGTTATGCCGCGAGATGCTTCTAAAGGGGTGGAGCGTTGCGCAGCTTTCCATCCAGTGCGATTTATCATACAAGGCTATGTATAATATCATCAATGAGGAACCGGAAGATATGCGGCTTTCCACGTTCGTTAGAATCTGCGACAATGTCGGTATATCTCTGGTAAAGGTTCTGGAAATTTCCAATTCGGAAATTATTGACGATGGGCTGTCCAAGGCTCTCATCACTTGTGGCGGCAATCGTTACATATTGAAACGAATATTTTAGGATTGAGGGGCTTTTATTAGCCCCCTTTCCTTTTTTACCTGTAGGTCATTCGCTCGATACGGTCAAGGATTTTGTCCGCATCCTGTTCTAACTCTGGGAAATATTTTACAATATCAATCGGGTATTCCGGATAATTCCCGACCTCGTTCTTGTAAATCTCCCTTGCTGCGTTCAAATCGTATCGTTCGGAAAGTCGATTCAAGATACAATGATACAGATAACTGCGGCTGTTTCCGCTGTCTCTGCAAAGTCGGTACATCCTGCCCTTGTTCCTCTCGTACCAGTCAGATACAATCGGCACTCTGGGCGTGAAATCCTCTGCGAGCGGTTCTTTGTAATATGGCTCTTTCTGCACCGCTCTGACCTTGAAATATACATCTACAAGCATATCCTGTACTTTCCAAGATAGAGCGTCATTAAACGATTTTGCAACCAATAAGTACCCTCTTTCAGTCAATACCGTTATCCCTTTATTCGGAACAACAATATTTCTATTAAGACAATTTGTCACATTAGAATTTTGCTTTTTCAAAACATAGAAATGTTTGCCCTCTACGAAATATTTTTTGTTTCGATTGAAATTTCTATATGCTGTTCCACTTTTATTCTGATGTACCGTATCAATGTCTTTGAATGTCACAACCCTTTCGCCGTTGTACTCTCTGATTTGCATTTCGGTGTTTTCGATTGTAATAACGTCATTCATTTCGATAACCTCCTTTATTTATTATTGCCAAAAGGAGGTATACAGTGCTATACTTTATATACACTCCTTATGGCGTGCGGTGGCAACTGTTATTGATTGGTAGTCTGTGGCAGTTACCGCCTTTTTTTATTTGTTTCTTTGGTTGTACTGAATTTCAATCCCCTGCCTAATTATTTTAGACCTGTCAGAATTTTGTTCAGCAGCTAAATAATCTAATTTTTCTACCGTCTCCTTATCCATTCTAACTTGAATTAACTTGTTTTTTGGATTATCCGTTATCTTTTGTCCCATCTTAGGCGACATTTTCCATCACCACCCTTCAATTTGTAATTACATTTTGATTTTAACTTTGTAATTACATTTTGTCAAGTGTTTTCTTAAAATTCCCAAAAGAAAAAGCACCGCTTTTCTGCGATGCTCATTCTCTATTGCTTTTTATTCTTTTTCTTTTTTGATTCTATCCTTATTCCGTAATTTCCATGTAAACAGCTTTCACACAAGGGATTGTTATAGACTGCCCCAAAATACTTGTATATTTATACTCCCCTGCTGATTCGCCGTAGAATGTTACAATATCATCTTCAAGGAATTTTCCATCCTTGTTGTCTGGGCTGAGCTTTACAAACACATTATCATCCCATAAACCGTAATCACCTTCCGTAACAGGAATCAAATATTCGGAAGTGCTACTGTCAGAATCTTTCACGACCTGCCTAATTTGTCCGCGGAACTTCACTTTCTGCCCTTCGTATTCGTCTGGTTTCCTTGCCAAATCATCATAGGAAACATCTATGCACTCAGACTTGTACTGCTCAGGCGAAATATTTTCTGAATCGTCTTTTTTCCCTGAACCATCTCCGCCGCCAATCGAAGCAATCGCAATAATAATTAAAAAAATCCATGCAATAATAAATTTCAACTTACCGCCTTGCTTTTTCCGACAATTCGGGCAAATCTTAGCTTTTTTCGGAATATCTGACTGGCAATGTTTGCACTTTTTTACTTCATTTTCTTTGTTTTCCATGGTTAAACTCCTTTTCAATATTATTTTCTCGCTTCAACGTATACCTCATACTTATCAAATTCATTTTCTGGGAATAGCTCAAATTCTTCCGTAACTGTTCCGCCTGCGCTCAGTTTGTAGCTATTATCGTCTAAATATTTGTAATCAGAACCAACTACTTTCCCATTTTTGAAGAAAAATACAGTTGCCTTTACAAATTCCATATCATAGTTTCCTAAGTTTGTAGCAGCAACAAGAACCTTATCCCCTGCTTTGGAGGAAGTTGTTTTCAAATCTGCGGTTGCTGATTTGAAATATGTTTCTTTTTCTGTTTTTAATGTATATGTTGTTTTTGCAGGAACACTATCAAAAATATGTGTCAAGATAGCTGTTTCTCCACTGCCGACAACAGGAGCAGAATCAGACTTTGCCCCGATAGAATTTCCTGCCGCATCCTTTGCAACTACATTGCTTTCAATCCTCAGCGCATCGGGAGAATTATTTGTTACAAGAAGGTCATAATAAAAAGAACCGTATTTCTCATAATAGTATTCTTTTGCGCTTAATTCTGTTGTCTGATTGCTTGTTGTTTGCGTGGTATTCTGCGGCTTTTCGCCAAGATAAACCGTTTTTGTCGCGCCATCCCATGTAACGTCTTTTCCGACCGCTTCGGCTACCGCCCTAACAGGTAGATAGGTTGTGCCGTTGTAGGTGAAAGGCTCTTTGCTTGTGGAAAGCTGCTTCCCATCGACAATAATCTTGATGTTGCTGAATGATACGGGGATGTTCATATTTGCCACCTTCGCAAATGCCACCGTACCAGAACACAAGACCATTGATGCAATCACAGCACCGCAAACCATGTCTTTTAATCTTTGAAATTTCATATAAAACCCTCCTTTTTGTTTTGTCCTTCCATCATATAACACTAACAATTTTTTTGCAATATTTTTTGTCTTTTTGTGAATATTTTGCCTTTTTGGTGGGTTTTTGGGGTTCTGCTTTCAAAAAATTTTTCGCCCTATTTTTGGCAAAGAAAAAAGCACCGCATAAAGCAGTGCCATTTCTCACTTTTATCCACTGGGAAATCTTAATCATTTTTATAATACCAAAAACAGAAAACATTTTCAATATGCATTTTCGCCCTATATTCGCCCCTATAAGCCGCCTTTTTATTTCACTTGACCGATTAACCGCCGAAAAAAGAAAACGCCCTCTCACAAGTCGCAGAGGGGCAGAGAAAGCATTTCCTTGTTCATCTTCTCAAGGTCGAATTTTTCAAGCCTTGACAGGTCGAACGCCTGCAATTTTTCTATACATTCCTTCCTTGTTTTTCCGTAAACACCTATCAACATACCGCTTTTTGCTTCTGTCACGCCCCAAGAACCACCAGAGCCGCAGACATAAAAAACAAATTCGCCACGTTCTACCCTGTATCCCTCCGCCTGCACACGTTCCCTTTTTCGCCCTGCAAGCTGACGGACTGCGAAAAACTTTTCTTTTTTCATTCGGTTATCTCTCCTTTTCTACACAGCCAATCCGCAGAACGTCAAGCCCTGCGGATTCCTTTTTGTTAAAAATACGCCTTTTCATAACACACTTTCTTTAGGTAATGAATTTTTCTTTCCAATCCGCCGCCTAAGTCCATTGCATAAAGCATTACATTCAACGGAACAGCATTTAACAGTTTTTCATACTGTTTTATCTCCGGCATAGAGTTTAACCACTGTTCCCATTTTTCATGCTGTACATTAGCCGTATGCTCAATTTTTAATAGCGCATCGGATGGTATGTATCTTTCAGGATTGACATACCATGTGATTTTTCCACAATTTGCAATATGAGCAATATACTTATAATCTCCATTTTCTTCTACTGCCTTATTGCAAACAGTGATTCCATTTCCCAAACAGCACATAAACAATTCAAATTTTTTCATTCTTATCTTTCCTTTCTTTTTCTCATGTTCCTTTTTCTTTGGCTTGTCTCATCGGTTGGAAGGTTGCCGCCCTACCCAAGACCGCCAATCGGCGGTTTCGACTTAATCGGCTAAAATTGACCTTGCGGTGTTAAAAACGTAAAGTCTATTGTGCGGATGGTGCTTAAAATCTCCATTGCTTTTTATCCTTTCCCCGATATTTTCATATTTAAGACTGACAACGATTAAATATTTTTCAAGCATTTCATCAGAACATTTTAAGCAGTTAATCGCATTTTGGATGCTGCTTTTATTACTATTCCAGTAAATACCTTCGATTCTGCATTTCTTTTCTTCCTGTAATTCGTTAAATTCTTTCATTAAATCTTTCTTTGTCATGGTGGTTGCTCCTTTCGTTGTCCTCTGTTGTTTTCTATGGTCTTATATTATCATATTTAATTAGTAATGTCAATACATAAATGCAAAATTAAATAAAATATTATTTCAAAAATAATGTAAATAATTTAAATTAAGTTTTATATAATAATTGACTTATTCATTGCATTATTGTATCATTTAATTATATCAATAATAATGCGTATTAAATGGAGGTATGCAATCATGGCAAAGAGTGAAAAGGAAATGATAGAAAAATACAAGGCAAGGATGAAAAGACAGAATGAAAAGATAAAGGAAAACTATGACAGAGTATCCGCAACGCTTCCGAATGGCACCATAGACAGAATAAAGGCTTTAGGGCTGACGATTAACGGCGTAATTAATGAAAGCGTGCTTGCATATCTGGACTGCATGGAAGAAGCGCAGGCAGAGGAAGAACAGAACAGCGCAGAATCCGCAAAAATACAAGATTCTACACCAGATACAGAAGTAGCGGAGATTACCACTGTAGAGCCGGAAACGTCAGAACCGCTCAATCCCCTACCCGATGCAGAAACGCCCGCCAGCACGCCAGAAAGCGGCTTGAAACCGCTGACTATTGAGGATATACAAGCCATGTTTGATAACAGGAAAACAGACGAAATCAGACAGGAGGAAGAAAGACAGGAGCGGAAAGAACAGGAGGAACAGGAACGGCGCAAGCTGCTAGCTAATCCCGAATATGCCGCCACCTATGCCCAGCTTATGGCGATGGAGACCGCAGAAAAGGAAAAGAAACGCGCCGAAATGCTCACCAGAGCGAGATTAGAAACATTGTAAACCTGACCGCCAGAAATGGCGGTTATTTTAATTGACAATTTTCTATCTTTTTCGAGATATATTTTTGTGTCTTAAAAAAGCCATATTCCATTGACTTTGTGGCTCAAAAATAGTATGATATATGAAATCAGGAAAGGAGATTGATAAATATGATTAGATTCAAATTTTCGGTTTACGAGGCGTTGGAAACAGCTGGCATTACTTCTTACACTGCTATTAAATATGGGGTATTTTCGCAAGAAACATGGCGGAAAATTAAGAAAAATGATACAAATATCAGTATGAAAACGTTAAACAATATTTGCAAAATCCTAAATATGCAGCCAGAACACTTAATCGAATATGTTCCGGATGATAATTGACAGCTGTATATCTGGGAAAATCTAGCTTACTTTAGACATCGATACCCCATACAAGCATCTGTATCTGTAAGGGGTTAAAAAGAATGTAATCTAGTATTTTACTTCATACAGTAAAACCAATGAAATTTAATATATTCAAGAATGAAATCTTAAAAAGAATTTAAGTACGTAGTAATATATTAAATCTTAAAACAAATACAGAAACCAATTAAATCATAAAAAAACAAAATTCCCTATTGACAATATGATTAAATTTTTGTATCATATCCCACAAGAAAGAAAATTGAATTTAAAAGGCATCCAGCTAACGCCGTTGCCCTGGATGACCTGAACGGCAAGGACGGCACCCCAATTATTGATTAAGATACCAACACGCCACAGAATGAGAGTAAAATCTTTTTCTGTGGCTTTTTTAATTTACCGCAGCAGGAACGAGGAAGGAGGCGCGGAGCATGGAAAATAAAATTTATGATTCAGAAATCGAGGCGTGTCTAGATTCATTCTGTGCCGAAAAGGGAATTACAGACATGTCCAAGGAATCCCAGAGCGTCTGGAATGCTGCCCTAATGTATATTAAAAAAATTGTATTCCCAGACACAAAACAGTTAAAATCTAGTATTTTATTCAAAAATGGTATAGGAGCAATGAGTAATTGTAATGCCTATGACTATGAGCTTGTAGACCATATCTGCGATATATATATATATATATCCCTGATGAATGATAAAGAAGTATCTATCAATGGTTTTAGTTTTTTAACAGGGATAAGCAGAGATACAATAAAAGAATGGGGAAATGGTAATAAAAAACTAAGTGATAAAGCTTTCAAAATTTACAAAAAGCTAGTAGATGTAAGGCTTGAGAGTTTATCGGGCAAACTAGCCACAGGAAAGCAGAACCCTGTAGGCGTTATCGCAATCCTAAATCACTTTTACGGTTGGAACAGCCCATATGCGCCAGATGCTAACAGACATCGCACCGCCCTATCAGCTGCCGAACTTCCAAGACTAAACGAGGTTAAAACTGTTGAAATTGCACAAGATGCAGACAGATTGACGGACAGCGGAAACGAATAAATCAATATCTAGTTTAAAATAAATGCTTGACACAAGATATTGATTCAAAACTATTCGCATAACTATCATTTTGCGAATAAATACAGAAAATTATAGCCAATGCGGATGAACAGCGGTTGTTGCGGCTTGGATGATTCCGCCGTTGATAATGGACGGGGGTGGGGGTCTGGATGGGATTAGAAAAAGACCCTACTTAGTCCCACAAATATCCGCAAAAACAAAAAGCCCCTATCTTGCATAAAGGAGTGACAAAAATGTACGATGAAAAAGAATGTTGCGGTAAGTGCAGCTATGTCAGTGTAGATCGAGAGTTGCTTTTTACCTGCGATAACGAGAATAGTGACTGCTACACCGACTACACGGAATATGATTATGGCTGCGATTATTTTGAACCGAAGGAGTGAACAGAATGAGAATTTTAAGCCAAGATAGAACAGCTTCCATTGATGAAAGTGGAGTATCACTGTTAGTAGTTAAAAATTATGTCAAGGCCATCCTTAACGATATAACACTCAAGTCTATTGTTCTCGGAGAATATAGGAACGAAGATCGAGCAATGGAAGTGCTTGCAGAGATTCACGCTCTGTATGAAGAACTCCCCTTCTCTGGCAGTACAGTTTTTTATATGCCAAAGGAGTGAGCATGATGATAACGATTATTAGTCAAGATAGAAAGCATTCTGTTGGCAAGGATAAATTTCATAGAATAGATATTTTTAGACACGGGAAAGAAATCATTGCAGAAAAAGATAGGGAGCGAATACTACTTGGTCGCTATACGAAAACAGAGCGGTCTTATGAAATATTCCAAAAATTATGCCTTGTCATAAGGAAAGACATTCCGAATTGTGGTGACTTTTTCTATATGCCGAGATATTAAACTCTGATATGTACCCTGTTTGTTGCGCTTGCCTTTGAGCGGTTTAGTTCATGACTGTACGGCGATTATGGCAAGAAACAAGGCGGCTATAGACGCTGATTTTCGGACGCAGGGTCTTATATATGCACCAGTAGTTTAATGGCAGAACAGAAGTTTTCCAAACTGCGGAAACGGGTTCGATTCCCGTCTGGTGCTTTTCATCGGGTTTTTGGACATTTTTCCCGATGGATAACACAACCCTTCACCCACTAGGGGAATCCTGTTAAGAGCCATCGCACGGCTCGGTGGGTTTTTGGCTTGTATGCCGATGGGGACTGGCAACAAGACCAAACACCAACTTCATATTTGGGGCGTTTTAACGGCATCACGCCCCACTCTGGATTCTTAGCTCAGTTGGTTAGAGCATCCGGCTCATAACCGGACGGTCCTCGGTTCAATTCCGAGAGAATCCATTTGCGGTCTTTCGGTATCATGGTTTATCGCAATCATAGATTCTGCTGACTGACCGCATATAAAACCTACCCTTCAAAAATCGACAAACCCCCTGTCAGTCCGTTTTTCTGATTTCGTGACTGACATTAAACTCAAAACTGAAAAATCATGATGGGGATTGGATAGAAACTTGATTTAGGTGAGGTCGATTCGGATTTCACTATTAGAGATGGTGTCTTTTAAATCCCCATCCTCTGCCAACATACCGAAACGGTTATAACGGCGTGGTCTTGAAAACCATTGTGTCGGTTAGAATCCGACATGGGGGTTCAAATCCCTCTGTTGGCGTTAGGGTTCACGATGAAAACCTTACTCGCAACCTTATGGGTTAAAATCGTTGTAAAAATGCGTGCGCCGAAAGCATTCTTTTAGGTCTGCGATAAAGCGGGCCTACCCCGGGTTATTAGCCTGCGAGTAGGCATAGGATAATTCAATTTTGAATTATGGTAGATGGTGGCGGAATAGGTAAACGCTTATATCTAAGAACTGATAGTGGTCGGGTACAATATCGTACGGAGGACGCTGATAGGAATGCGGTTCATGTGTGGTGCAAATCCACACCCATCTAAGAGGTCTGGTCGCACCAGAATAGAGTGTTGGTTGCGTAAATCCCACTTGAATTAAAAAAATGCCGATGGCAGATTGGATGTCACCCTTTCTGCCTATCGGAGACGCACACGTTATCCCGATTATTTGATTGAAAACGAAAGGCGGTGTTTGCAATGGCGCAAGGCGTAAAAACCATAAGCAAGAAAAAATTCTTTGAAGCATTTGAATCGTTCTGTAGCGGTCGGATGACGCTTTCCAAGGCTGCAAGACATATCGGCATCAGCGTGCCTACTGCATCAAAATACTTCAACATGTACATAAAAGGCGAGCCATTCCCTGATACACTGTTCGGGACTGAAAAAGACCAAGAACAACTGGAGAAATTTCTCAAATTTAAAGAGGAGTTGCGAAAATGAGTGATTGCGATTTAAGAACTTGCAGATACAACAAAGACGGTAAATGCACCGATACTGACAACCGAAAAGAATGTGTTAAAATTGCAAAACTGGTATTATGCAAGGATTTTGCCTATGAGAGAGAAATCAATAACAGGTAAATACATAGGAAACGCAATCGGATATTGCCACTGTAAGGCTCATACTGGGGCGTTGAACAAGGAACTTGCTTACAAGCATAAATGTATTGCTAAACGGTGCAAATGGCTTGAGAAGTACAATGATGATGCGTGGAGAAGAAAAGAAAGGTATGTGCGGTAATGAAAAGCAAAACACTTGAAGAATTGGCAGAAGAAGCTGTTGATAATGCACTGAAGAACATTGAAATTAGCGGCGTTCACTTCAGACAGTTTGTTGAAAAATTCGGAAACGCCCACGAAAATACGAAATGCAATTTATCCATTTGTATATATAACAAGTGCGGAAACTGCATAGACGATGAAACCCGCAAGGGGTGTGTAACTTTTTCAAAAGAAGTTTTGGGAATTTGAAATAGACGGAGGAAATGATATGAAAAAATTATTCGTAAGCGTACCGATGAAAGGCAGAACAGAGGAAGAAATCAAAGCAAGCATTCAGAAAATGAAGAAAATTGCAGAAATATACGAAGGCGAAGAATTGGAATTGATTGATAGTTATATTGAGGACAATCCGCCTAAAGGAAATAACGAAGCAATATTCTATCTTGGAGAAAGCATTAAGAAATTGGCACAAGCTGATGTATTTGTTGGAATATGCGAGAGTTACGAATGGAGTGGTTGCCGCATTGAAAATATAACTGCGGAAAGTTACGGAATTAAGAGCTATGCAATTCCGGCAAGATGTGTAATTGAAAATTATAATGCCATTCTTAATAAATTGCATTCAATTCCAGACAATTTAGTACTGAAAGATTAAAGAAATTGTAGGTTCGATTCCTACTGACTGCGTTTAAAAAATAATTACCGACTAAAGATTTGGAAGTTAGCCGCTAACCCTAAACATCTGAGGGCAAAGGATTTTTGCACCTTTGCTTATTTGAGCGGAGGTGCTTTTTTAATGGCAAGTTTTGAATTGATAAGTGCCGTACAGGACTACGAGAAATACATAGAAACAAATGGGATCAATGAGCAGGTTATTGATGCGTATTGCGAAGCTGTCAAAACCGCTGCTACGAATGAGAAGGATATTGAGTACGGTCTTAAAATCTCAAAAAGGTGTAAGGAAATCATTGAAACCTTTTGCGTTGATACTTCTGGCGGTACAATTTGGGACTTAGAAAAATACGCTTTCAAAGAAAAAGTAAGCTATGAAATTATAGAGAAATTTTATTCCGTCTTACTGATAGAAGCGCAGAATAAGGTTGTCGATAGTTTCTTTCGTTATATCGAACACAAAAGAGAGCCGAAAGAACGGTTTTATATGCCGAGAAGAAAACAGTTTTTGAAAATCGGTCTGATGGATGCACTGCAAGGGATGATTGATGATAGATATGATATTTTGTGCATCAGCCTAATTCCTGGTGCAGGGAAAACAACCATCGAGAAATTCTTCAACGCAGCGGTCATTGGTTGGTTTCCGAAAGACTTTAACCTCTTTTATTCTCACAGCGGGGATATTACGAGGATGTACTACGATGGTGTGTACGATATTGTCACGAACATAGACGATTACGCATGGAACGAGATATTTCCTAACCTACACGTTACCAGTACAAACGCAAAGATGGAGCAGTTTAACGTAGGAAAATATAAACCCTTCCCCTCTGTTCAGTGTACATCCGTAGGTAGTAAGAACGCTGGTAAGGTTCGTGCATCGAAATTTCTACTTGTGGATGATATGATAGGCGGTATCGAAGAAGCAATGAACCCTATGATACTTGATAAACTGTGGAATAAATACGCAGTCGATGCGAGACAGAGGAAAATACAGGATTCCGAAGGCAAAAACTGCAAGGAAATACATATTGCTACACGATGGTCTGTGCATGATGTTATCGGGCGTATTCAAAATATGTATGAAGGAAATCCGAGGGTTAAAACCATAGCAGTACCAGATATTGACCCGATTACGCAAGAAAGCAATTTCGATTACGAATTTTCTGGGTTTACAAAAGAATTTTTTGAAGACCAGCAGTTGTTGATGGACGATATTTCGTATCGTTGTCTGTATAAGCAGGAGCCTATTGAGCGTGAGGGATTGGTTTTCCCTGAAGACAAGATACGAAGATACCTAAATCTCCCACATGGCGAACCAGAAATTATTACCGCACAGTGCGACACGAAGGGAAAAGGCACAGACTATTTTGTCCTGCCAATCCTGCAAAAATACGGAGATGACTATTACTGTGTTGACTGCGTATGCGATAATACGGCGGACTATGAAATGCAATATGAAAACGCCGCAAATGCTATTGTCAATAATGGAGTACAGGAGTGCGAATTTGAGCGAAACGCAGGCGGAGACAGGGTTGCTATGGAAGTGAATAAACGTGTAGAGGCTAAGGGTTGGATTTGCAATATTACAGATACGCCTACCGAAACGAACAAAGAGGCAAGGATTTTCCAGTGTTCCAACTGGATATTGCAGCACGTTATTTTCAAGGATGAATCCATGTATTCCCCGAAAGAGCCTTACGGAGTAATGATGTCACTTTTGAAACGATATTCTGTAAGTAGCAAGAAACAGTTTGATGACGTTCCAGACGTTTTTTCAAACTTTGCGGTAAGAATCACAAAGGGAAATAGGATTGCGAAGGTAGAGGCAACCATAAATCCGTTTAGAGGGGGCGTATATTATTGACAAAGGAAATTCTAAAGCAATACACAGACCTTCAACAAGAATGTGCCGAGGTAAGAGAAAAGATATCGATTCTTGAGCTGCAGATTATAAAAATTGAGCAGGAAGGAACCGTTCTTGATAAAGTATCTGGCGGTGTTGGCGGATTGGAAACATTTGTCATTGAGGGCTTCCCCTATCCAGAATATAACAGAAAAAAAGCGTTGCTTTATTCAAGGAAAGCGACATTATGCGAACTTGAATTAGAGTTGTTGGAAACGATAAACAAAGTTGAAGCGTTTATAGCGGATATAAACGATAGCCACATGAGGCGAATTATCCGTCTTAGATTTATTGATGGTCTTTCTTGGGCTGATGTTGCAAGAAGGGTTGGAGGCAATACTGAGGATAGTGTAAAGAAAATGTTTTATCGTTTTCTCGAAAATTAGAAAGTTGTCCTAAATGTCCCGAAAAAGTGTGGTATATTTAGAATAAAGAAATATGCAAGCAGACGAACACCGATTCTTGTCGGTGTTTTTTGTTTTGTTTTTTATCGGGAGGTGCCGCATGAGTAATAGAATGACACTCCAAGAGATTGTTCGTGGGAATTACGGCAGAAAAATTGCATACACAAACGTGGAGAAAATAACGCCAGAAAATATCGTTTCTGTAATCGGAAAGTGTATCGGAGTTTTCAATTTCAATAAAACCGTTATCGAATACCTTTGGAATTACTACAAGGGAGACCAGTCGATACGTTATCGAAAAAAGGTTGTTAGAGACGATATCGTGAATAAGGTTGTTGAAAACCACGCATATGAAATCGTACAGTTCAAGGTCGGGCAAACATACGGTGAGCCTGTGCAATTTGTTAGCCGCAAGGATGATGAGCGGATAAACAAAGCTGTAGACATTCTGAATGATTACATGGTGGATGTTGATAAACAGTCAAAGGATATTAAGTCTGGAGAATGGCAGTCCGCAACAGGTACATCGTTTAAAGCGGTTCAATTTTCAGATGGCGATATTAAATTTCGTATTGTATCCCCTACTCCGCTGAACACATTTGTGATTTATAACGCAAACACAGAAGAACCGATTTTGGCGGTGCAGGAATCGAAGGATAGGAACGGAAAACTGTATAAGAGGTGCTTTACGGAGACACATTCCTGTGAAGTACATGATTCTTCCGTTACAGATTGGAGACTTCATGCTTTTGGCGGTATACCGATTGTGGAATACCCTAATAACCATGAGCGGTTATCTGATATTGAACTTGTCATTGACATTCTGGATTCCATTAATAATATGCAGTCAAACCGCATGGATTCCATTGAACAGTTTGTGCAATCGTGGATAAAATTTGTAAACTGCGATATCGATTCGGAAGAATTTGGGAAAATGAAAATGCAGGGTGCGTTGGTTGTTAAATCAAATAACGGCGAAAACAAAGCTGATGTCGATATCATGACACAGGAGTTGAACCAGACGGAATCACAGGTTGCAAAGGATGACCTATGGGACAATGCTCTTTCCATCCTTGCAATACCGAATAAAAACAACAACAACTCTGGTGGAGATACGCAAGGGGCGGTGCAACTTCGTAACGGTTGGGATTTCTCAAAGACGAGAGCAAAGCTGAAAGACCCCATTGTAAAAGCGGCGGAGAAACGCCTTGCAAAAATCGTGCTAAATATCATTCGTATTAAGCATGAGGATTTAGGCATTACTACAAGGGATTTTGATGTGCAGATAAATCATAGTCCGCAGGACAATATGTACACAAAATCGCAGACACTCTATCAGCTTTTGCAGGCAGGAATACACCCTCTTATCGCAGTTAAGACTGTTGGATTATGGGGAGATTCCGAAAAAACCTTCCTTCTTTCAAAGCCTTATATGGATGCTTTGTGGCAGACAGCGGAAGAAAAGGAAGAACAGGAACGAAAGGCGGCGGAGATTGCAAAACAGTCTCAAACGGTTGCAGAAGAATAAAAAAGAGGTGGTTTCATGTCAAGAGTCCCGAATGACGAATTTCATACAGAGAAAATTGTATATGAAACCTATTTCGGAGAAATGGAAATATCCGACGAAGAAAAGAAAGAGCGGCTTGAGTTAGCGAAAGAACTTGAGCCGATTTTTATTTCTTTTTTTTATGCTTTTTTGGAACAAGGAGAAAGCGAAGGAGATTTCATTCAAGGTATTTCGGCAGAATACGAAAAGGCGGCGTTGAAGTTTCTAAAGGTCAGAGAACCACCAGCATACATAAAAGAATACTCGGAGAAAATCACAGAAGATATTATCCGAACAACGATTGAAAATAAGGATACGCCCTACTTTACATCTGTTGAGCGTGCCATGAATATTGCGGCAAATGAAGCGAATACCATTGGCAACTACCGAGAATACACCAGAATGGTTAAGCAAGGTTATAAATACAAAACATGGATAACCATGAATGATGATAAGGTGCGGCATACGCACGCAGAAGCAAACGGATATAAAGTCGGGATATTCGATTCTTTTCAAATAGGTGCATCTGAAATGTCCTTCCCTCGTGACTACTCTTTAGGGGCCAGTGCGGAAGAAATTGTAAATTGCAGATGTAGTCTGAAATACACGAAAACTTAAACAGTCCTTAGGGGCTGTTTTTTGTTTATAAAAATTAAGCAGCTATGCGGTAAATAGCAAACTCAGCAGGTGCGACCTGCGGTAACAAAAGCGTGAGTAAAAGAACAGGAGGTAATAACCATGAAACGAGAAGATGTGCTGAAACTTTTCCCAGAGGCAACTGATGAGCAGATTACCAATTTGCTGAATCAAAGTAACAAGGAAGTGTTGAACGAAAAAAACAAAATCGCACAGTACAAAGAAAAAGCCGATAAGGCAGACGAATTACAGGCAAAGATTGACGAATTGGAATCAAACGGTTTGTCTGAAACTGAAAAAGCCAATAAAGCGTTGGAAACAGCAAATGCAAGAATCGCAGAACTTGAGAAGGCACAGACATTGGCTACGCAGAGAAGCACTGCGGCTGCGAAATTCAAAGTAACTGCTGAACAGGCGGCGCAGATTGTAAAAGATGACGGCTCTTTCGATTATGACGTTCTCGGACAGATTATCTCTGATAAAGAAACGGCTGGTGCCAAAGCGAAAGAGAATGAGATTGCAAACAATTCCCCTAACCCTAACGGAAGTAATGGTGGCGGCGAAACGCAGACGGAGGCTGAAAAAATTGCAAAAGACATCGGCAGTAAATGGTCTGATGCAAATAAAACGGCAGAATCTGTTTTAAAAGACTATATGTAAGGAGGCTGAATAAACTATGAAATTCAATAAAAAAAGCGTGGTTATGCAAAAGGAAATTCTGAAAAGAAGGCTTGGTGGAGAATTGTTCGTTCCTATAAAACTGGATGCATCGGCTTTTACAGAAGGCGTTTGTAAGGCTGGGAATCCTATTTCCGCAGAGGGGAAAAAGGTAAATGGTGGAAGCGGTGATTCGGCGGCAGTCGGTATTCTGCTTTATGACGTGTATGATTCTAACACTAACGGAACTATCATCAAGGCATTTGCTTGTGTAAACGAAGCAAATGCGAATGCGAACGCAGGAATTACGATTGCGGAGGCGGTAAAGACGGCACTGCCACTGATTGTATTTGAATAAGGAGGTGTAAAGTAATGAACATTAGAGATGTATACAACGCAAAGGCGATTGCCCTTGTGCAGACAGAAGTAGCAAGCAATAGAATCTCTTATCTGGGCGAAGGTTTGTTTCCTGCGAAAAAGAAAATGGGCCTTGACCTGAAATGGATTAAAACATCTAAAGGACTGCCTGTTTCCTTGGCTCCTTCCAATTTTGATGCAAACTCTACAATCAGAAGTAGAGAAGGCTTCATTGTTAAAGAAACTGAAATGCCGTTCTTCCGTGAATCTATGCTTATAAAGGAATCAGACGAGCAGGAAATCATGCGTGTGCAGGATTCTTCCGACCCTTACGCAGCGGATGTTTTGAGCAAAATCTTTGACGATGCAAACACTCTGATTGAAGGTGCGAGGGTTGTGCCCGAGAGAATGATTATGCAGTTGCTCTCCCCTGCTGATGGGTCTCCTAAGATTTCTATTGAGGCAAACGGCGTTGCGCATGCATTCAATTATGACCCAGACGGAGAGTACAAGAAAACAAACTTTGCGGAGCTGACTGAAACAACTGACAAGTGGTCTGATACAGAAAACTCTGACCCCCTCGACGATGTTTCCGTGGGAATGGATTCTGTTGAAGCAAAAACAGGCGAAAGACCTTCTATCTTGATTGTTTCCAGAAAGACCATGGACTATCTGAAACAGAACAAGAAAATCAAATCCGCAATTTTGGCACAGAATGTAACGGCAAATATCTTTATGAACGATAACAGAGTGAAGGAAATTTTCTCTGCTGAACTGGGCGTAAATATTATCGTTTACTCCAAACAGTACAAAAACGAAGCCGGCACCGCTGCTAAATTCTATCCGGATGGTTTTGCAACATTGATTCCTAACGGCGCACTGGGTAACACATGGTACGGAACAACACCAGAAGAACGTACACTGATGGGAGGTAAGGAAGCGGATGTATCCATTGTAAATACAGGCGTTGCGGTTTCTGTTATAGTGACAAGCGACCCTGTTCATACAAAGACAACTGCATCCGAAATTGTACTGCCCTCTTATGAGAGAATGGATAGCGTTTTCGTTATCAAGTGCTATTGATAAGGAGGAGAACGCCATGAAGTACGGACACATAGTAAAACACAAGGGTGTATGGTATGCCGCAGGAGAAGAAGTGCCTGATACTAACGAGAAAGCGGAAGGAAAGAAATATTCCAAAAGCGAAATCGCGCGCATGCCAGTCGATGAACTGCGACAGTTGGCGTTGAAGGTTGGCATTGATGGCGCGGCTGAAATGAACGGCACAGAGTTGAAACAGTATATCTTGTCTGCGTTTGGCATGTAAGGGGAGTGATTGCTTATGGCTGATTACAGCATTTTAGAGCAAGTAAAAATCAGACTGCGGCAGTTTCATGTTGACGAGGACGATACTGTGGTATTCGACCGAAAGGAAGAAAACCCACTCTTAAATCAACTGATAGAGCAGGCAAAAAAAGAGATTGCCATAAAGCGTATGTATCCAGATACATACTCGGAGGATGATATTGCGGAGGATTTGAAAAGGTTTGAGAACAATATCGTTGACTTGGCAGTATATGACCGCTCACAGGCAGGAGAAGCATATATGGCAAGCTATTCTGAAAACGGAGTGAGCCGTTCTTGGAAGAATAGAGAGGATTTGTTCTTTGGCGTATACCCTTTTGTAAAGGTTCTGTAAAGTGGTTAAAGCAAACCAGCTTTAGTCGTTTTTAGTGCGTTGCCGTTTCAAAATGTTAAGTATACTTTCAATAATTCTATAGAATTATGAAAGTTTGAGCGAAAATAAATGAAATTTCATTAAATTTTCTACTTAATTTCAATTAAATTCGATAGATTTTAATTTATTGGAAAACGGCAGCAGGGGCGCATCGTATTATGTGGCGGTGGGCTGATGCGCAATTATTAAGCAGAAAGGCGGTACAGAAATGCAAGTCGAAATAGCATACCTCATAAGTATAGTATCTTTGGCATTTTCCGTCTTTTTCGGGTTGAAAAGTAGCAAGCATACAGACACAAAGGATATTGAGGAGCGTGTGAAGGATAACACCAGAATCAATATGAAACTGGATGCTATCGCAGGAACAACACAGGAAATAAAGTCGGAAATATCCACAATGAGAGAAGAAATCAATAAGCACAATGATAAGATTATCAAGTTGGAGCAGAGCCTTAAATCTGCACATCATAGGCTTGATACTCTTGAGGAACGAATGAATCATGAGTAGGTGGTTTTCAAATGCTCGATATTAACAGACAAAAGATGTTCTATGCAAAGCAAATCGGTCAAGTCCCTGTCTATGATACGGACGAGGATGGCAATTTGAAATACATCACTGTGGACGGAAACAAAGTGCCGATAGAAACAGGGGAATACACAATGGGATACGATGCACCAGTTCCATTCTATGCTTCAATCAGTAACAAATTGAGCGAATCTCTTATTAAGGAGTTTGGCGTTGATAATTCAACAAATTTCGTTCAGATTGTCGATGACAAGGGAAAACTTCCTTTGTCTGTCGGAGATTTGGTGTGGAAGAAATCAGCAGTGCAGTATAAAGCGGCAATGGTCGATAAGACAAGCTGCGATTACATTGTCAAGGGCGTTGCGGATGAAGGTCTGACGGTTGATTTGTTTCTTTTGCAAAAGAATGTAAAGTAGGTGCAGTATGGAAAATAAAACTGTAAATGTTCTTGGAGAGAAGTATTCAATTATGTTTGTGGATGAATATCCGGAACGGTTTTCGGATTTTGAGGAATCGGCGGATGCCTTGTGCAATTTCTATGACAAAGTGATTTATGTATTAAATCCAAAAGAAAAACACCTAACGGAAGATGGGAAAATCAACTTAAATAAAAGGAAACTTAGGCATGAGATAGTCCATGCCTTTCTTTTTGAAAGTGGTTTATCTTCCAATACACACGGGATTTATGGCGCATGGGCTGAGAACGAGGAAATGGTTGACTGGATTGCAATACAATCGCCAAAAATATTTAAAGTATTCCGAGAACTTGAAATTTTGTAGGTGGTTCTATGCCTAAGAAAATATCAATCAACATCATGTCCAATAAGTCCATCCAGAACGCCGTAAAAGAGGTTGAGAACTACGCATATAGTTTAACCGATAAATGTAACGAGTTTGCGAAAAAACTCGCTCAAATCGGCGCACAGACTGCCAAAATGAAGGTTGCTCAATACGATGCTGTTTATACAGGAGAACTTCTTAGCAGTATCAATTATGAGCAAGGGGCGGTTATTAAAAAAGGTGCAACGTGGATTGTGTACACTGGATGCGTTTGGGCAAAGTTTATTGAATTCGGTACAGCCGTTGTCGGGAAGGAAAATCCGCATCCCGATATTGGCATTGTTGGTTGGAAGTATGACGTAAATAATCATGGAGAAAAAGGATGGTTTTACTTTCGTGACGGCGAATGGCACTGGACAAAGGGTATGCCCTCTCGCCCATTTATGTATGAAACTTCCATAGAATTAGCAGAAAAGATTGCGGAGGTTGCAAAGGAGGTGTTTGGTTGAGTGATAATTCATGGGCTTATGACCTTGGAACGGTTGTGTTTTCAATCGTAAAGGCGAAAGCCAAGCCAAAATTGGAATCGAAATATCCGACCATATACTTCACAAGCAACGGAAAGAAATTAAGTGATGCCATCTTCCCTACCGTCTATATTCATCGTATGGCGGCGGCGGAACGTGGAGCAGACCTTGAGGGACTTTCCGTCAATGCAACCTTGGAAACCTTCCAAGTGGATGTATTCACAAACACAAGCCAATCGGATGTAGGCAGAATAATGTCTGTTGTAGCAGACGTATTCAAAGAAATGCGGTTCAAAGTTATTGCCCTTCCAGAATTTAATGAGGGGGATACATACAGAAGTACCGCAAGATTCCAAAGGACAATAGGAGCAAATGACAGTTTAACGTGATAAAGCCATTTAGGGCTTTATTTTTTTATGCAAAAAAGGAGGAATGAAATATGGCAGTAGCAGGTATTTCCAGTTTGGGAATCACATTCGGTTATGGTGTGGAAACCACAGCGGGAACAAAACCGGCAAGTTTTAAAAAGCTGACAAGAATAAATACTATCGGCGGCATTACTATTGAGCCAGAACAGATTGACGCTTCTGCACTGGAAGATGAAATCACAAGATACGTTAAGGGTAGAGCTGACACAGGCGGCTCTTTCAATATCACAGTAAACCTTACTGACGATACCAGAAAAGAATGGGAGAATCTGATTACAGAATACAAGGGTTTGACAGGCGGCAAAAGAATGTGGTTTGAAACAATCGTGCCTGGTTTTGAAAACTCTTTCTTTGTCGTGGCACAGCCGCCCGAGCAGATTCCACAGCCAGAAATCAGCCAGAACGAACTTTTGACAGTTGAAATGCCGCTGACGATTGAAGAATATAAGGGCATGGATGCTACGGTTGCGTTCACGGGGGAATAAAACGCTATTCGCAGAATGAACAGGCTGTGACGGATAGCGAAGAAAACGCCAATTCAGCCGAATATTACTACTAATAAAACTTAAAGGGATGGAGAAAGACCCATCCCTTTTTTATTTGTTCAGAAAAAGGAGATATGCAAATGAAAAACTTTACCATTAACAGAAAAGTATATAAGGCAAAAGAATTTGATTTTAACCTTGTTTGCGACTTGGAGGACGAAGGTATTTCTCTTGAAGCTATGCAGGATAAGCCCATGTCCATGATGAGAGCGTATTTCGGTATCTGTGCTGGCATTGGAAGAAATGCGGCTGGGGAAGAAATGCAGAAACACATTGTTTCCGGTGGAAGTTTTGAGGAAATGGCAGAAGCTATGTCTGATGCTATGGAACAGTCTGATTTTTTTCGGGCTGCCAACAAGACAACGGAAGCGGAAACTGCGGAAAATCAGAGCGAAGCGGAATAAGAAAAAACTACAAATCGTTTCGTGAGTTGTTGATTTCTGAATGGTTCCCACAGGCATACGCTATTGGGGTTTCGTGGGATGAATTTTGGAGAATGAATCCGAGAATATTGTCTGCGATTGCAGAAGGATACAACCAGCGTGTCAGAAACGCAGATTACATGAATTGGATAAACGGTCAGTATACGCTTGCCGCCGTCACTGTCGGTGTAGAACGAAATTTGGCAGGAAGAAAAGCGAAATCAGAATATCCTCAAAATCCGTTCTTTGAAGAAATCGAAAAGCAGAACAAACCTCTTTCCGATGATGAATTGCAAAAACAGCGTGAATTGTTTGTTGAGCGTTTGAAAACCATGCAGTCTAACTTTGAAATCTCTCATGGGAAGGTGGTGGAAATGGGTAATGAGTGAAATAGATAAACTTGAGATAAAGATTGTTGCGGATGCAACAGAAGCGGAAAAGTCTGTCAAAAAGTTGGGCAAGTCCATTGAGGGTATCGGGAAAACAGGAGATTCCACAAAACAAATTCGTGAAATTAAATCTGCTTTGGAGAGCATTAAAACGCCAGAAATAGAGATTAACGGCATAAAAGAATTTGCGAAACAAGCAAGAATCATAGCACACAACTTTTCAAAAGCCGCAAAAAGCGCAAAGGAAATCGGTATTGCGTTAAAAGGCGTGAATCTCGGACAACTCACAAAAAAGTCAAAAAAAGAATCTGCACCTGTTGAAGATTATAGTCATTTGAAGGACATTCCTATTTTTGACATAGGCAAGCAGATTAACGGAAAGCCGATACAGGATGCCGCAGAATCTATGTCTGATTTAACGAGCGAAACAAGCAGTGCCATTTCCGTTGCAGGGCAGCTTGCCGCCGCAATGGGACGCGTTTCTGAAAACGCCGCAAAAACAGACAGATTTTCTGGAATAGAAAAGGAGATTTCAAAAAATCTTGGCATGACAGGCGTTCTGGATATTGATAATGGGAAATTCGCTGAAACCATAGAGGAATCAAAAAGCCTTATCAATGGATTTAGAGTTGACTTAGAAAAACTCGGACTTAGTGAAATTAAGTTTCCAGAAGTCGAAAAGGCAGAACGAGAATTTAAAAATATGGAAAATACGGTTAGAGTTCTGACCGAAACCATAGAAGAATTAAAGTCTGCCGGTGGAAACGCCAAACAGATGAAACCGCTTGAAAAGCAGTTGGAGAGAATAAGCCAAAAATCAAAAATAGCAAATCTTAATCTGAAAGATACTATTGCACTTGCACGTTCTAAAATACCAAATATTCAAGAAGGATTGCAGGAAAAACAGAGTAAAAAAACGCAACGAGAAGGACAGAGGAAACGCTCAAATAAATCTCGTGGGCGTTCATCCGGTGGGCTTTTTGGTCGCTCTGGCGGTCGCAATAGTTTTTCTTTGCCTAAAATGGTTGGTATGTCTGTACTGTACTCCACTGTATTTCAGCTGATTGGTACCATACAGTCTGCATTTGCAGAAGGTATGCAGAGTTTAGCGCAGTACAGCCAATCGGTAAACGCCAATATTTCCTCTATGATGTCCGCTTTAATGCAGTTGAGAAACGCATTTGCGGCGGCGTTTGAGCCTATTCTTTCTGTTGTCGCGCCCTACCTTGCTACTTTCATTAGTTGGCTTGCGAAGGCAATCAATATGTTGGGGCAATTCATTGCGGCACTTACAGGCAAAGGGTATGCGGTACAGGCTAAAAAAGTGCAGATGGACTACGCGAAAAGTCTGCAAAAAACGGCAGGCGGCGCAGGAAAAGCAGCTAAGGCATTAAAGGAAATGCAGGACTATACGCTCGGATTTGATGAATTGCACATCATAGACACTAAGCAGAACGATAGCGGCGGTGCGGATGGCGGTGCAGGCGGCGGTGCAGGAGACCTTCTCCCTACCGATATGTTTGAAACTGTCGAGATTGATTCCAAGATAAAAGGTCTTGCCGACAGAATAAAAGAAGCATTTAAAACGGGGGACTTTTACAGTCTTGGTGCTGATTTGGGGAAAAAATTACAAGATGCGCTCGGCAGTATCGACTGGGATGCAATATATGAAAAGGCAGACAAATTCGGGACTGGCTTGGCAACATTCTTAAATGGCTTAATATCGCCCGATACATTTTCTGTTTTAGGGGCAACAATAGCAGGCGCATTGAACACCGCATTGCATTTCCTTGATTCATTCGGCACTAAATTTGATTGGTCTAATTTCGGGCTGTCCATAGCAGCTGGAATTAACACGTTTTTCTCCACTTTCGATTTTGTCCTTGCCGCAGATACGGCTAATAAATGGATAAACGGTATTTTAACCACATTGATAAAAGCCGTACAGGGTACGAATTGGACAATGATAGGAGAAAAAATAGGGGAATTTATAAAAGGGATTGACTTTATCGATATTCTGTCCAATATCGGAACACTGATATTTGAAGCAATAATGGCGGCGATTAAAGCGTGGAATGGTTTTTTTGATGTTGCACCGATAGAAGCAACTATCATAGCCGCTGTTGCGTTATTGAAATTTACTGGTCTGGGTGCTTCAATAGCCAAAGCAATCGCAGCACAGATAGCAGGCTCGGAGATTGTTACTGGTATAGGAACTGCTATTGCTGGTCTTGGACCGAAGATTGCAGGATTTATATTAAGTCCTTGGACGCTTGCCATAGGGGCGGCTATATTAGCCGTTTTTATGACTATAAAGCATTGGGATGAGATAAAAGAGTTTCTTGCGAAGTTGTGGGATGGTATTAAGAAAACAGTAGTCGAAGTATGGGACTCTATTAAAAATTTCTTCAAAACAACATGGGATGAGATTGTAAGCTACTACCCGGAGAAATGGAATGAATTAAAGACGGCAACCTCTGAATTGTGGGAAGCCGTCAAAACAACCATTTCTGAAAAATGGACTGCAATTAAGAATTTCTTCACGGAAACAATACCGCAGATTATAAGTGATATTGTTGGTTGGTTCTCTGAATTGCCATCTAAAATTGGCACTGCAATTTCAACTTTAATATCCTCCATCTTCCCTACATGGGGAAATGATATCTCAACTTGGATTTCATCTTCAATACCAGAAAAAATCAAAATGATTATCGACCTGTTTAAAGGAATACCACAGGGCGTATACAATGCCGTAACATCCATGGGTCGGAAGATTGAAGAAATCGGCAAGTGGATGTGGAAGGGCATTAAAAAAGGTTTGCTTTCTTTAGTGCCTTCTGGCGTGAAGGAAGTTGTAAGTGGAATACTTAGCGGTACAAAGAGCGCGGCGGAAATTCACTCTCCTTCTAAACTGTTTAAGCGAGAGGTCGGCACTTACATCGGCGCAGGTATCGTTGATGGTATGAAAGAATCTGTAAGCGGTGTCGGTGATGTCATAAACGATGTTGTAAACAAGGTTTCTGGAAGTGATAGTCTTACCCCTGTTGTTTCCTTAGAAGCACCCGACATTTCACAGTGGAACGAAGTGTGGGACGTTGCTCGTGCAAAATTTAGCGAAACGAAAGATGCCATCACATCTGAAATACAGAACTTCTACACACAGATAAATGCACTGTCATTGACATTTGGAAACACGTTCAAGACAAGCATGAGCGAATACCTTAACAAAACCTATGACGGCATTTACAACACGTTTGATGCTATCAGACAGACCTTGCAGCAAGTTTCTGACGAGGTTACAAGGATGCTGAACCAGATGGTTTCTGACGCAAACTCTCTGGCAGGACTGACTGGTAAAAAATACAGTCATGTCGACGGCTACACCATGCAACAGGCGCAGCGTTTCAATATAGAAATGTTTGCGAATGGCGGTTTTCCTCGGTCTGGCGAACTGTTTATTGCAAGAGAGGCAGGACCGGAACTGGTCGGAAGTATTGGCGGCAAAACAGCCGTTGGCGGCAATGACCAGATAGAACGTGCAATTTTTAATGCTGTTTTAACGGCTATGTCACAGGCAATGGCGAACGGTAGCAGTCAGCCAATCGAACTGAACCAGAAGATTGAACTAGATGGAGACGTTATTTATAACAATCAGCAGAAAGTATCCGCAAGACGAGGGATAAACTTTGGTCTTGGTGCATTTCAAAGGTAGGTGGTTTTTGTGGCAGTAATCAAATATAACGGCACAGAAATTACCTGCCCGTCTGTGCAAGAATACGAAGGTCAACAGTTGGTTGACAGCGGCAGAAATGCAAATGGCGTTGTGGTAGCTCAAAAGATAAACCGCCGCCAAGTGAAATTGACATTGGAGTGGAAGGTTATTTATCCAAAGGAATTGCAGAAGATTTTGCAGCTGGTCGAAACTTTCATAGGCGAAGTGACCTATTATGACCCGAAGGAAGGGAAATTCATCACAAGGGAAATGTATTGGGGAGATTATTCCGTTTCTACATATTGGGTGTCCGAGAATGGCACACCGAAAATGTTTACAGGTCTGAAAGCCTCGCTTATAGATACAGGGAAGTAAGGCGGTGGTTTTATGTATCCGGTAACAGCAAAATGGAAAGAGGAAACAGAGCAAACGCTCCGCAATCCTTCTTATGTGAGAATTGTATTTGGCGTGACAGACCCAGACGCACCCGGCTTGAGTACACAAACAGATAACGGTCATTTGCCGTACAGCGATGTTGACAGCGTGGATGTCGGCACAACCGCCCCATCCACCTATCAGACGCTGGAGCGAAACAGATTTATTCTGGACGGAAAGAACCCTCTGCCGCCGGAGAGCAACCCCATCTATCAGGGATATGCAGGATTGACAATCAGCGGTGATGCAGGGGCATACACTACAAAGCCGCTTGTGAAAATTTCATTCGGCGATTATGTGCAGTTTCCCGGTTTGACCTTCCAGTTTGATGACAGCATGGGTGATTACCCGAACAGCTTTCGGATTCTGGCAAAGAAAGATTCTGTATCTGTATTCGATAAAACCTACTCGCCTGATACTACATATTGGGAAATGACAGACCAAATCCCGTTATGCAATGAACTGTCCTTCTATTGGCTGAACTCAAATATACCACACCGCAGGGCGAGATTGCTTTCCTTGACATACGGTCTGGTTAGCCGATTAGGCTCGGATGATATTGCAAGTTGTTCTTCTACAAAGGAGATTGACTTGCTTTCGTCTAAGATTCCAAAGCAGGAATTTGAATTTACGCTGATTGATACGCAAAGAAGATATGACCCCGAAAACCCATCTGGCTTATGGGAATATCTGGAAAGCAGACAGCCTGTCAATTATCAGTATGGCTATGAATTGTCGGACGGCTCTATCGAGTGGATACCTTGGGGCTTGTCTTATTCTACAGGCGATTTTGATGTATCGAAATCTGGAATTGTGGCAGAGGTCAGCATAAAGTGCGTAGGTCTGGCAGACCATTTGACAATGACCTATGACGAGGGTGTGTATTCGGCGGCAGGAAGAAGTCTGTTCGACCTTGCGACAGATGTTATGAAATTTGCGGGATTTGAGAATACAATCGAACTGGATAATGCGTTGAAAACAATCTACACGCACAATCCCCTTCCATCCTCCAAAGTGAACGAGTGTTTGCAGCTGATAGCTAATGCAGGGCGTTGTATCATGAATCATAGCCGCGGCGGTTATATTCAGATTTTGCGCGAGAATGACAGCGCGACAGGATTTGATATCAACTTTGACAAAATGACGGATACGCCGACAACAACGAAGATACCTCCCCTTCGCAACCTGTCTGTGGAGTATAACTCCGTCAAGGTTAACTCGGAGGTAACGGCGGCGGTCAATGCGGCTGAGGTATCGTCCAACGTGGCGCATGAATACACATTCACTCATTCGGCGTACACGAACCAACAGATTGTATTGAGCAGCGGCTTAACGATGGTCGGTACGGCGAAATTCTACGCCTACAAGACCGTAGTAACGCTAAAGGGGACGGGTACGGTCACTGTCAATGGGAATAGCCTTACGGAGAATAAAATCGAGTACAGGAAGAAATACAGTGACGTTGGCGAGGATTTGAGCGGCGTTAGCAATACGCTCATTGACAACCAGACGGACGCTATCGCATACGCAAACTGGGTAGCGGCGGTCACTCTGCGGCGCAACACTTACAGTGCGCCAGACAGAGGATATCCAGAACTGGACGTTGGAGATTCTGTCAACTTCACAAGCAACTTCGCGAATGAAACGCCTGTTACTATGGTTCAGCAGAAATTGACCTATAACGGTGCAATCAAGGGCGAGTGCCAATATATCATTGGGGGTGGTAGTTAATGGCTTGGATAACACCGATTTTTAACCGAACTGTATCCGACACCGTTACGGCGAGAGCGGCTCAGGCGAACGAGGAAAACAATAAGGGCGCACTGAACTATCAGGACTTGAACCGCATTGAGGGCAACCACAAGGAATTGATGCAGTGGCTTGAGAAGGAAGGCTACTACATCCCCAGAACATACAGAAATTACAAGGAGAGTTTCAACGGCATAACCTACACAGATTGGCAGGAAGAAAACATACCTTGGCTATCTGAAATCAACCGTATCCGAGCGAACTATACCGCATTGGTGCGGTTGTTTTTGGTTGGCTTGGATTTACCTATATTTTCGGAAAGCGATTACCTTGATTGGCAGGAAGTTAACGATTGGGAACGAGTTGCCGCAGTCGGAAAGGAAATGACAGAAAATATGAAGCAGGAATATATCCCCTGCGGAACGATAAATAGCGGAGGTGAACGGTTGCTATGAAGGATTTTTTAGATAGAATCCCAACACAGGCAGGGCGGAGAAAAATCACCCATGCAGATGGAACAAGCGAATATGTAACGGTTGAAATGGCGGACGAACCATCTGTAGAGGGTACACCGCTGAATCGGGCGGCGTTTATGGCGTTGCAGGGGTTTGAGGCGTTTCATGTTACGTTTAACGATGACGGCTCTATTACCGAAACAAATGCACTGAATGAACCGCTGGACACCGTTTTCAATTCAGACGGAACGATTGACGAAACTTTTACAAATAAGGACGGACTGAAAATCGGAATAAAAACAAAATTCAATCCAGATAGTTCGATTTCGGGAGACCCTATCAATTTCACAGTATAAGGAGGGAAAATTATGGGAATTTGGGCGGCGGTAAAGTACGCATTAAATAGCACGTTGGGGACGAATGAGTTTACCCCGCTAGATGTACTCATCAAAAATGCGGTTGTGGGTGGAATTGAAGAATATATATCTTTTGGAAGTTACACATTCACTGTTCCTGCTGGAGTCACGAAGATAAAAGTAACGGCGTGCGGTGCCGGTGCTGGCGGATGTGGTGGGTATTATTATAGCAGCAAATACAATGCTCATGGAGGAAACGGCGGAGGAGGGGGTGCCGCTGCTATAAAAAGGTTTGATGTAATACCGGGAGATAAGATTAGCATAACGGTTGGAAAAGGAGGAACTGGCGCAGATGGGGGTAAAGGCCCCACTACCCAATATCCTCAACCTACGAAAGGTGGGAACACCATAATTGGGAATCTGATGACACTTGTAGGTGGGAATGCTCCGGCGCATACAAGCTCAACTCTTGGTACTGTAGGTACTGCTGGTGGTACTGGTGGAGGAGACGGAGGAACGCCGTGGGGAAGCGTAGAAATACCTGCAACGGCTGGTAAAAACGGGTTGGTAGGTAAAGGAGGAACCACTGACGCGCCAACTGCTCAATCAGCTGGAGGAGGCGGCGGCGGTTCATTGGGAAACGGAGGCAATGCAGTCTATAATTCTGATGGAGGCAATGGGACTCGTGGCGGCGGCGGTGCTGGCGGCAGTGGTAATTCATCGAAGCAAACGAAAGGTGGCAATGGCGGAGATGGATATGTGAAAATTGAATGGGGGGCATGTGCACTATGAAAACTTATGCAATGATTTTACAAAACAGAGTGATTGACATTCTGAAAGACAGGGAAACAGAACCCTACTATCCACCCGACCCATCGGGCAATCCTGTGACTGCCATTCCCTGCGACGATACGGTTACGCTTGGCATGATTTATGATTCTGAAACAGGTACGTTTTCGGAATACACACCACCCGAACCCGAACCCATGCCCGAACCACAACCAACCCAGCTTGACCGCATTGAGGAGCAGTTAAACGCCCTTACTGCGGACAGCGTGACAATAGAGAAATTAAATGCGGCAATCAGTGAAGGGGTGAATGAGGTATGATGGAAACAATTAAGCACATGGCAAAGTTAGCGGCGCAGGCGGTACAGGAGAAAGCGGACACTATGACAGGAACGGAATTAAACGCTGAGGACAGGTTTATCCCAGATTTCCAGACGGCTTGTGAAAAAGAAAATATGCTGAACCGCCCTGTCGGGTTTGTCTGCAAGAGTACCGCAGGCAGAGTGGTAAAGCTGCTACAGAAATATGACAGCACCATTTACACCGCCGAACCCGAGGAATTGCCTGCACAGTGGGGTTTTGTATGGAGTGATGACCCTGCGAAGGCAAAGCCCTTTATCTCGCTGGCAACCAGCCCCTACGCGAAGGGGGACTGTTGCACGGAGAATGGCGTTTGCTATCGCTCGACCATCGATAACAATACTTGGAGCCCGACAGAATACCCTAGCGGATGGGAAAAGGTAGAAGCATAAAGGAGGCTTGATGAAATGAGACAGATTACATTCTTAATGGAAAACTGGTACTTAGTGGTGGCACTTCTGGCGGTTGCCTGCGTGATTGGTATGTGTATCGGCAGATTTCTGAATATGCCCACCGAAACACAGCGCGTCAAAGTGAAACAATGGCTGTTGTGGGCGGTCACGCAGGCAGAAGCGGAGCTGGGGAGCGGAACAGGCAAGCTGAAATTGCGGCAGACCTATGATTTATTCGTGCAGAGATTCCCTGCGGTTGCTATGGCGGTATCCTTCGATACCTTCTCTATGTGGGTGGATGAAGCACTGGAAGAAATGCGAAAAATGCTGAAAGAAAACAAGGCAGTCAAAGAGATTGTAAAGGGATGATTATATGGCGAAAAAGATGACGGGCAAAGAACTGGTAGCCTTTTGCCGTTCTAAAATCGGCATGAATTATGTTTATGGTATGAAAGGCTCTGTAATGACAGAAGCCAACTACAACTATTTGAAGAACAAATACGGAAAGATGGTCTGGAATAGTGACCGAAAGAAAATCGGAAAGGTTTGTGTAGACTGCTCTGGTCTGATTTCGTGGGCGTGTGGCGTGAAACTCGGCAGTACCCAATGGAAAGAACGAGCAAAAAGCGTAAACCCTATTTCAACCATCGAAAAAGCACCCATCGGGGCGTTAGTCTGGATGCAGGGGCATATCGGGGTATACACAGGCATGAAGAACGGCTACCCCTACTACATAGCTGCTGACGGCTCTGCTTACGGCGTGCGAGAAGTCCCCCTGCGGTGCAATAAATTCACGCACTGGTTGCTTGTAAATGATGTTTTCGACTACGGAACGGAGGATGAAGAAGTGGTAGAAAAATGCAAGGTTATTATTGACGGCAAAGAGCATACAACAGAACGGATTTTGAAGGACGGCACAAACTATATCAAAATTCGGGATGTGGCAGACGCTATTGGCTACAACATCACAAGCAAGGGGAGTATTGCAGTGCTGACGAAAAAATAACCATTGTGTTGCCCCCAACAAAATGGTATAATAACAGTACACCCTTTCGTAAAAGCTGCAATCCTAAGCTACACAAAAATCGGGAGTATATCAATTTCGGTATACTCCCTTTTTTTATGCCGTTTTCCGAATTTCCCCGACCATCATATCTACCATATCGAAAACTTCATCCCCATAAGTAGCCACAAAGTCACATAAAAATTCCTCCTGTTCCAATGGGATATGTATGTTATAGGACATACAGACTGCGTGGCATAATTCGTGTATCAGTACCTTCCTCTTAAATCCGCCTACAAGCCGATTAGAAAGGCAAATGCAGTGAGTAGTGTTATCAGTCACGCCAACTGTAAAACTCCCGTCAGAGCGGCGCAGACAGTCTGAGGATGGCGCAACCGAAACAACACTCCATTTCACGCCATTTATCTCGAATACCATTCCATCACCCCCGATTAAAAAAGATAGGGGCAAGATAACCCCTATCCTATTTTGCATCAGCCGATTTTCTGCAACAGTGTTGTCATTTTGGCTTTCAACAGAGTACGTTCTTCTGGTGTCATATCCGAAAGAATCTCTGTCACATCACCAGAAAGTTCCTTCATGTATGCTTCAAGGTCGCGCATCTTCTGTTCTTTATCAGACTGAGAATTTCCCTTGTGCATTTCCTTACTTTCTGTGTAGTGGCGTTTCGCCTTGTCGTAGCCGCTCATCGTGGGTTCGGTGTAGTACATTCTACCGCCCATACGGTCTAAATCTCTGCCACGCTCTGCGTCACTCTTGCTATCCCATTCGTGGTACATATCGGGTGTCTGGAAGTAATAAGGCGGCTCTGTATAGCCTCTGCGCGTTCCCCTGCCCTTTGGCGCAAATCGACCATTGGCGTATCTATAATGGTCATAGAAACGCCGTTCGCCGCCTTCGGCATATTCAGATTTCAACCGTCTGAGGATTTCCTTATCTTCTTCTTCGTCCTCTTTCTCTGCCTTCTGCATAGCTTTTGTAATGACCGCTTTGTATTCGGCATCGTTTAAGTCTTTAATCATATCGACAACCTGTCCCATTTCGGCAGTATCAACACATTCCAGACCGTTTTCCATTTTAGACCATGCCTTTTCGCAAAGACATTCAATCATTTTGTGCATTCTCTCAATGTGCATAAATTATTCACCTCCGCTAGTTGTTGCAGGGGCACTTTCTCCGTTGATAGCAGATAACCTGTTATCAGGTGTACAGCAGGGTTCCCCTATCATTCTGAACAATCCAGAATTGTTCGTTGTCTCAACTACGGTTTTGTATCTGGTTCTTGTTCTCAAGCCAGATGCCACAACCTGTCTGCAATTACGCTTCATAAGCGGATACTGCACAGCCCCACCGCCAATCGTAATAAAAACAGGAGCATTGATTGTAGTGGTATCGGGGATTTTTTGAGCCACCACAATACAAACTTTTCGGCAGTCTGCATAACTGCCAGCAGGTAAATCTATAATCAGATTTCCGCCTGTAAAATTCACTGACTGCGATATAATGAAATTATCGCAAAGTCGGCATACGTTCTTACAAGCCATAAAATAACACCTCCTAAAAAATTAAGGGTAGACTTCTGCCTACCCTCTTTGTATCAACCACTGTGGGCGAAGTCTGATTTAATATCAGATAGCATTTTTAGTATTTCCTTCTGGTCTTTCATTATCTTATCCAGATAATATCCATCCTGCCTATGCAATTCCTTCAACAGCGTATCGTTCGATACCTGTTGGCAAGTCACAAGCTGCAAAAACACAGACAGGACGGTAAGCATATCTAAGTAAGATAACCCTTTATTTTGATTGTCTGTCATCAGCAACCACAACCGCAACCGTTACCATATCCAGAGTAAGGATAAGGGGCAGGAACGCTATACGCAGGGACGGGCATAGGATTGATTCTTCTAATCAATTCCGCTGTCTGCGCGTCCTGATTTGCCGCGATATAAGCGTTCTGCGCTGACTGAGAAGCAGCCAGTTCCAGCTTCTGAACCTTATCTCTCAGGTCGGCGTTTTCCTTAGCACACAGGTAGTCGAGGATTGCTCTTGTTCCTGCGTTCTGGTTGTCGATAATGTCTCTGGTGTTTGTGTTCATTGTGTTCTGCAATGCACAAGTATCCTGCGCCATATCGTATCTTACCTGAGCGATTGCTTCTCTGTTCTGGCAACAGCAATCGGCAAGCTGTGCCTGCAATGCGTTCTGACCCTGCATCAGTGCAACATTGGTTGTGTTGAACCCCTGCTGTGTCTGGTAGCCAAGATTGCAGATAGCGTTATCTACGCCATGAAAACCGTTCATCAGAGTGGTGTTCTGTGCATAGAACCCATCACACATACCGTTGGAGATACCGTCAAGTTTTCCGATGATAGACTGTGTGTCGAATCCTCTCTGGATATCTGCCTGTGTAGCTGCTGTTGCCACATAGCCGCCACCGTTGCCGCCGAATCCGCCGAAACCGTTATTCCCCCAACCGAAAAGCAGAGCAAAAACTACGATTATCCACAGCCATCCGCCATCGCTGAAAGCACCGTCATTGCCATAACCGCCTGTTGCCGGCATTACTGGCATAGTAAAAGGTGTATTGTTTGTAGAGTTGAACATATTAGATTCCTCCTTTTGATTGATTATTTTTATTCATAAAGAGGCACCAAGGTTTTTTGCGCGCAACCTCTAATATGTCTTACATTCCAAACTCATCTTTCATTTGTTTCATTATTTCATCGGGGTTTACCCCTTTCTCTTTGCAGAGGTTTCTTGCCATCTGCTCTACGCCTTTGGCATCCCCTTTCTGCATCATGTCTATGGCATTTTTCGCCATAGGGTTTCCCATCACTTGACTATTGTTCATCATGCTCTGTAAAAATTGTTGCGGATTTCTTATACCGCCAAGGAGTTGAAATAAATTCTTCATTCTGCATCCGCCTTTCTTTTGGTCGATTGTGTACTGGATTTTGAAGCGGTTTTATTTACGGAGAGTTCCAACTGTTCTAATCTCTCCGACAGTTCATCGAATCTATCCATGAAAGCTGCTACCGTACCATCCGACAGTTCAAATTTTAGATTTTCTTGAATCTGAGCCGAATTTTGATGTGCAGTCTCATTTACTGGCTTGAAAGTTACGGTTTTAATCGTTCCGTCAGCGTTCCAAGACTTAGCAAATATTGCACTCATATCCTGCATCGGAAAGAACGCCGCCGAACCATCCATAGGCACATCATTTGCCGTTATCATTTCCACAGACTGCACCACGCGCCCATTTACGCCACGCGGCATCTGCTGTTGAAGCTGATTTACTGGCTGCACCTGTTCTATCTGCGGTTGCTGCATCCGCGTCTGTTGAAAGTATGGATTGTACCCATACTGCGGATATGCTTGCTGGATATTATAGTTCATGCTCTGATAAGGATTTGGTTGCATAGTCGATTCCCTCCTTCTCTAAAACCTCCTGCACCGCCCGAACCATAACGGACTGATAAGTAAGAGGTATCTTCATTACATCTTCACGACTGAAAATTTTTTCCAATACTTCATCCGAAAACATTTCCATCAGCCTCCTTATAAATATATTTTCGCATAAAAAAAGAGCCAAAAGTGTCATCTTTCGCTCAACTTTCTGTCATATATTTTTTTGTTTTGTATGGGGCTTTTCTACACCAATCTTACACCACTACACCAATTTTACACCAATTTTCTAAAAATTATTCATTTGTTTTGAAAAGTTATTCAATGTTTATCTTTTTTGTATGAATTGCTCAAAACCGTTGAAAATAAAGTTATTAACAATGTTTTTAAAGTTATAGCAAGATATTTTCATTTTGAATAAAAATTTCAATATCATTTCATTCCCAAAATGTATATACTTATTAAAAACATTGATAAAACAAGGTGTTCTATATGTATTTTTTATTTCTACACCAATTTCTACACCAATTTTAAGTTTTTTTCTATTGCTTCGATTTCCTCCAGTTTGGATTCATCCGTTACATGAACATACAAATTCATCGTCATTTCAATTTTGCTATGACCTAGGATTGCTTGCAGCGTTTTAGGGCGCATGCCACTTTCTATACATCTCGTAGCGAATGTGTGCCTTAGCAAGTGAATTGAGAACTTTCTCATTCCCAATCTATTGCAAATAGCATATATTCCTTGATTATACGCTGACTTTTGAATTAGATTTCCGTTTTTGTTCAGAAAAATATAATCTGCATACTGGATTGGAATAATTTTGTTTTGAGAATTCTTCTCTTTTTGACTATATAAAATATTGACAGCTTCTTTTGTAAGCGGTATCTCCCGATGCCCGCTTTTTGTCTTTGGTTCTCCGATTACAAACCCTTGTTTCGCGACCTCCGATGCACTTCTCTGTATTTTTATTTTTCGATTTTTAAAATCTACATCAGACCACTTTAACGCAATCAATTCTCCAACCCGAATCCCGGTTTGCAGCACAAACGCATATCCATTATAAAATGATGATTTTTCTGATTCTTTTAAGAAAGTTTTTTGCTCATCAACAGTTAGTGCTTCTCGCGCTTCTGTTTTTTTACCACCAGTTGCTTTCACATTCCTTCTTACAGGATTTCTTTCTATTAAATAATTTTCGACAGCACATTCAAAAACACTCCACATTAAATCTCTATGCACCTTAATGGTAGATGTCTTATGCCCTTCATTCATCATATTTAGTACTTTCTGACAATGAATCGGCTTTACGTCTTTTAATTCCATATTCCCAATAATTGGAGAAATAGAAAAGCTCCACATACTTCTGTAGTTTCTTTCTGTTATAATTCTTATGCTATCTCCCTTTACTTCATTTATCCAGTAGTTAAACCACGCATCGACTGTTGGAGAGTCAGAAAAGAACACATCACCATGTTCATCCTCAAACTGCGCATCTGCCATCCATGCCCTGCATTCCTGTAGCTTATGAAAGTATTTCTGCTTTCGTTTTCCCGATTTTGTTGTAAATCGTCCTGTGTACATTCCGTCTTTTCGTTGGCTGATACCAACGCCTAATTCTTTACCTCTAAGGTCTTTTCCCATTCTATTACACACCCTTTCATTTTGAGAAAAGCCCCATACAGCGTCATATTACCATACAGGGCTAATTTCTGTCTATATCTCAACAGTATTTTCAATAAACTTGTCAAATTCCTTTCGCTTAATGAGTTTCCTGTTACCGTTTGTAAGAGCAAAAGTGCATCTTGGGTTATTCGCAAGTTTTCTGAGCGTTGCCGTTCCGATATTGCTATAGGCGGACGCTTCATCAATCGTCATTGTAACTTTCTGCCAAATCGGCACCTCTGGTTTCGACATATCCTCAATCCTTTCTATTTTCTTATAAATCTTCCTCAAAATGCGATTCACCGTAGATGATGATATTTTCATCGTGTCCGCTATATAGTCAATGGGAGAACCGTTACTGGACAGTTGAAATACCATCATCTCATCCTCGGTAAAATTGGCGTTCTCGATAATTTTTCGCAATTCTGGCTTTGTCAAATCTCGCAAAGCCACTTAGGAATACCTCCTTTATGTATCCTCATTAGACCAAAGCAATTTCTTATTCCCTTTCTTGTCGGTCTGAAAAATAGTATCCTCAGTCATTTCGATTCCAATTTCAGCCTTTACCACTTCCTCAATATCATCAAGACAAAGGTGCTTATCCCCAACATCAGCCCATAACTGTTCAAAAGCAACCAATGCCTTTGCGCACCGCTCCGGACCGAAACCAAATTTATCATGCAGAACCAACAGCATAACCAGTTCCATTTGAGAAGAAAGCCCTCTATCAATGATTTTCTGCATATTTTCAATAGCTTCTGTCTTTGCTTCTTCAATGATTCTTTTTGCTTCTGATACCGTTTTTTCTTTTCAATCTGATTCAGATTCATCTTTCACACCACCCTCGCAAACCGCAGAAATAAATTTGTCTACCCTTTTCTGCACTTCTGGCGGCAGGTTTTCATAGAAGTTAATTTCTTTTGGTTGGTATTCGCATCTTACTTTCATTCTCTCCATAGCCTTGATGGCAAGAAATGCACCGTTGATAGCTACATGATACGCAGCCGGCAAGCCACTTTCTTTGTCACGCGCGTCATGGTCTTTTTGGTAAGTAATCGTATGCCGCAGCAGAGCGGCTAACAATCTATCATCGGAAATATTGCGCCATGATTCGATACCTTCAAGACCGTATTTCTCAACAGCAAATTCACGCACTCTTGCCAATGGTTCTAAAAGTTCCAACGGCACAAGGTTAAGCCGCGGTTTTCCTTCATCAGATTTTACGATTGGCGTTTTCATAAATCTTCCTCCGTTCTGGTTTTTATCTGATACTCATTGTCTTTATCTTCTCTAACCCTGCATGAACGGCGTCCATAACAGAATCATCCACTACTCTTTCTTTCTTCTCCCCGCCCTCAATCAACAACTTGCTTTTTTCGTCAAACGCATTAGAAAGCTGCTTAATTCTATCCTGCATTTCTATTCTGGCAGGATTTTCATTATTAGAAAGCAAATTCCGCACTTCTGTTGGCATCTTTGCGCTTTCGTCTTTCTGCATCAACACTAGTCTGTATGACCTCTGAAAATTGCTCATAACTACTGTCTCATTATATTCTTCATCCGTAGCCCAAATATGTAACTGCTCCGGCGTTCCGATTGCACTCTGGATGATGGCAGGCAGTTTCAAAAATTCCTCGGTATATCGGTATCCGCTGTTTCTAATCGCCATGCTGACTAACGACCACGCCTCCATTTCGTTCAATTCCTGCGGTTTGCTAACGGAATGAACCATATCAACCAACTGCCCGATTGTCGGTGCAAATCCGCTTGTGTCAGACAGGATATAGGATTTCAACGCAACCGAAATCTGCTGATATGTATAATCTGAAAGCATCATTTCCCAAACCTCTGTTGTCTCTGCAATATTCGATGGTCTGAAATTCTGGAAACAGTTATACATGATACGCAGGATTTTCTTGGTTTCCTCTTTTGTCAACGAAATACACCCCCTAAAAATTCCAGTTTACATCACTACTGGAAGCCTTCCCGATTTTCTCCCAAACAATACCTTGATATCCGCTTGAAATGCTTTCATTTATTGCTGTTGACACCGCCGTATCTCCGTATTGTGTTGATTTTTCGGATATTGTTTTTAAAAGTGTCCGCAAACCTCTTTCTTTGTACTTGAAATTTCTCTCTCCCTTGTAGGCTATCCAGTCCTGCACCGATTCCAGAAGATAATCGGAAATAGCAAACTCGGAAACCATATCATTCAGAATATCCGCAGAAGATACTTTCTTCGCAGAAACAGAGGGAATATTTTTCGGTTCTTCTTCCGTCTGGCACTCGTCCGCACTGCCTCTAACCTTATTTACCGTATTCATAACGTAACGCCTAAAATCATCAGACTTAATATGCTTTGCGACATTCTCAACACCGACAAGTGTTTTCTCCGATTTGCTCCAATTATACTTGTACCATTTGAGAATCAAGACTTCCTTTGTTTCCGCACAGTACCGAAGCACACCATGCACATCTTCAAAACGTCTTATCAGCCTTGAAATTGCATCCTTCGTGTATCCTGTATGGTGCGACATTTGATTAAAGCTTACCTCATAGCAGCCGCAGATATTCGTCTGTGGGTTTGTCAGAAGATAAGCATAGAAATACTTATCCTCTGGTGTAAAATCGTCCTCGACCTTGCTGTCCGTCCAAAACGATATGTGTAAATTCCTGTATATTGCCATAAACAACACCACACTCTTATTTATTGTTGATTTTCTCGTTAAGATTCATACTTTGTACTCCTGTTCCATCCCTCCCTCGGCTTCTCGCACCGTTCAAATTCAATCACCCAAACCCATGGGTTAGCCTGCCAACTGTAGCGGTCAAGGTTAGATTTTTTGATGGTGGAATCCCATACATCGGGAAAACCAAGTGCTGTTGATGTATAATCGAAACATCCCTCTGCTTCTGCATCATCATCTGTCATATCCTGCAATCGTTCCACCCTAACATCCGTCACCTTCAGCCAGATACGAGCAGCTTCTTTCGGCATGTGAATTGATGGATGCCATACACAATGAAAATCGTTGTCATCCGCCTTGTAATAATATCTTTCTTTTTCATTCATCCAAGAACCTTTACACCATGTTTCCCGAACATACAGAATGTCCCCCGGTTGGTACGGCAATTTGTAAAATCCTTCGCCGTATCCATCGGCATACACCCCCCTGCAAGATATACAGCCTTTTGGTGTAAACATGGTATACCCCCACATCGCATCATCAGGGATAGCACCTTTCACAATCCGCCGAGTGCATGTCTTTCGTCCATCCAGAATCGCTTGTACCATTTCTGTATTAAATAAAATCGGTTTAATTGCCATTTTGTCATTCCTCCTCAATCGGTGTGTTCCAACATTTTATACAGTTCGAGATACATCCGTCATCTCTTTTGAGTCCCAATTCGTTTACACACACTTCCGGAGTTCCATCATCCTCCATTAGTGCATTTGGGTAGTGTTTCAAAAACTCTGTCAGTCTTGTTTCCTCAGGATGTTCCGCCGCCCATTTCTCTACAATTTCAACCGTCTGTTTAGGATGGTCGTCCTGAAAGTCAAAACATCCCGTTCCGATATCTATTGCATAAATCAGGCATCCTTCACAGGAAGAGTCCCCAAAAGAATCGCACATTCTCTTTCTCTCTTTCAAAAATTTTACTGCATCCATTTTCACTCCTCCTTAATCTTTTGGAATGATATAAAAATCATTCCATAATTCTTCAATATGTTCCCCTGTCCAAACAGGCGTATCTTTCTGTTTTACGGAAGTGACATACCAATCATATAAAGTACTCTTGTCCATGGCTTTCTCTAAATCGACCAATCTTTTTTCATGTTTTCCAACCTTACATGGCAGCACCAACAGCCGCCCCTGTTCTTCCAAGTCCTCATAATATTTGAGTTTCTCTCTT